AAAACGGAATCGTGACCGGTGCGCACATCGACGAGATCGGCGAAAATCTGACGGCCGCCATAGGCTTGAATCTCCGTCAGGCAGAGACGCTTGCGAAATACCAGGCGGCGCTCATTGCCGAGGGCGTGCCCGACGTGAAGCGGATATTGATGGTCGGCAAGCGCGCTCGCAAGATGCTGAAGGTTCGCGGCGACACGATTTCGCGGACGGAAGTGATGACGGCGATCAACGCCGGGAAGAATGAGGTCTACGAGGAATTGCTCGCGTCGGGCGTAGTGACGGCGACCGAAGCGTACCGCGTGTGGCTGACGGCGAAAGACGAGCGGGTGTGCTCGATCTGTGGCCCGGCGAACGGACAGCGACAGCCAATCGGAGTGCCGTTCAACGTCGGTGGTATGCTGTTGATGTACCCCGGCGCTCACGCGCGATGCCGCTGTACGATAATTCTGAGACTCAAAACGGAGTGACGCAATGGACCCAATGAAATGGTTGATGGATATCGTTGATCGGCGGAAGAGCAAAAAGACGCTGGTCTATAAGGCGGATGCGCTGCCGGACGGTGAGACGCGGACGACGATGATCGCCAAGGCCGACGCGCCGACGAACGCGATGGGAATGTCGGCGGGGACGCTGATCGAGCATTGGCGGATGTACGGGAGCTTCACGAAGATCGAGTGCAAGTATTCAGAGCCCGCGACAGACGCGACAACCCTATGCGCCGGGTGCATGTTTTTCATTCGGCAACCGTGGAGTGAAAGCGATTCGTGTCAAATTTGCAGCGGTGCGTGCGCATGGTACGGGACATGTAACATGCGGATCGACGCGAACGAACAAGCGGCAATCGTGTATGCCGAGGACATCGGCGAGTACGCGGAGAAGGCAAAAGACGCGAAGGCGCGCGCGTTGCCTGTCGCGCTCAGCGGTGGGGTATCCGAGGACAAGTGGGATGGCGCGGCGATGGTCGCCGAAATGGATGCGGCGATGCTGAAAAAATGCTGCCTTGCATTCGTCGGCGGTGATACCGATAAGAAGGGAAACTACAAGCTCCCGTACCGTGAGGCGGGCGGCAAGATCAACGCCGCTGCCGTGCGCGCAATCAAGGCGGTGCTCGGCGGTGCGCGTGGCGGGGTCGAGTTGCCGGAGAGCATTCGCGCCGATGTCGAGGCGAACGCCGACAAGCTCATGGCGCACGTAAAGACGAAGGCGACGAGCACGAAAAAGCAATACCGAATCACGATCAACCCAATGGAGTCGTTCGTCGGAGGATCGTTCGTTGCGAAGTCGCTTGCCGATGGCGTGACTGAAATCAGCGGGCGTCTTTCGTCCGGCGGAGCGGCGGTCTATGCGTACACGATGGCGGACGACGCCGCGCTTGCGCGGGGTCGCGCGATGATCGACAAGGAAGCAACGCAGACGGTCGAGGTCGAGGAGTCCGTGAGCCTTGAGATTCCGATTGCAAAGAGCGATGCCGAGAAACGCATCGTGTACGGGGTCGTGATGCAGCCGGATGTCGAGGATTTGCACGGCGACATTATGAGCGCCGACGACATCGAGAAGGCGTGCCACACATACACGGCGTACTGCCGTAAGGTCAACGATCAGCACGACGCGCCGATCAAGGCCGATGTCGTCGAGAACTACATTTCCCCGGTGGACTTCATTGCGGACAATGGGAGCGTCGTGAAAAAAGGATCGTGGGTGCAGGTGACAAAGGTTGTCGACGACAAGATGTGGGCGATGATCCAAAGCGGCGAGCGCACGGCGTACAGCTACGAGGGCTGGGGCGTGCGCACTGCGGTTGCGTGATTTTATTTTACGTGGTACACAGGATTCATGGCGAACAAATTATCGCGCTTGATTCCGACGGCGGTCGGGATCGTTGATAAGGGCGCAAACGATTTGCCGTTTTTCATGGTGAAATCCGTCGAGGGCGTTGTCCCGACGAAAACCGACAAGGGAGATACCGACATGACACTGATCGAAAAGATTTGCAAGGCAGCCGGTGTGACGCCGGAACAACTTAAGGCGACCGTCGGCGCGCTGCTGGCATCCGACAAGGATACGACCGTTGGCGATGTCGCCGCGAAGATCGCCGCTCCGGAAGTCGAGCCGTCGCCGGTCATCAAGGCGCAGGAAGCAGAGATCGTGGAACTCAAGAAACGACTCGGCGATGTCGAGGACGCCCGGACGACCGACATCCTCGTTGCCAAGGCCAAGGCATCGTACTCGCATACGCCGGTCAAGCCGGACGACTACGCCAAGCGCATCAAGGCGCTCGGTGGCGCGGAGAGCGACGCGGCGAAAGCATACGACGCCGAACTGACGGCGACCGAAGCGCTGCTCGTCAAGAGCGCGCTGTTTTCGGAAACCGGCTCCTCGCTCAGCGGATCGACTGGCGGTAGCGGGGCATACGGCGAGCTCATCCAGAAGGCCGCCGAGCTTCGGAAGGCGGAGCCAAGCCTGACCGAAGCGCAGTCCATCGACCGCGTGCAGTTGGCAAACCCTGAGATCGCCAAGCGCGTGCGCGCGGAAGCGGCCTAACCCAAACGACTTACAACGGAGATCACCATGGCGACAGTGAACGAAAATGCGATTTACGAATCCGGGGTTGCCGGAGCGAGTTTGGTCGGCAAGGAAAACTTCGCCGTCAAATTCGGAACTACTGGCTGGGTGCTGGCGACCGACGGTACCGGCGACGGTATTCTCGTCGAGGGCGCGGCATCCGCCGGGATCGTGACCGTCCAGCGCGGCGGCAAGGGGAAGGCGTATGTCGGCGAAGACGTGACGGCTGGCGTGTGGGTCACGTCGGACGCGAACGGCAAGCTGCGCATCGTCGATACCGCCGATGATCGAGTCATCGGCAAAACGCGCACGGCGGCGGATACGAGCAACGGCGAAATGACCGAGATCGTGTTCGAGTTCTGGAAATTCAAGGTCTAACGACCAAACCGAAAATCAAAGGGAGCACCAACCATGCCCGGACAACCGACACCATCGCAGGCTCATTTCGATCGCCTGTTGACGAACTACTCGCTGATGTATCTCCAAGACGAACGCCGGTTTGTCGCGGACAAGGTATTCCCGATTCTGCCCGTGCAGAACGCCAGCGATCAATTCCGCACATTCGGCAAGGGCGCGTTCATGCGTTCAGGCATGGGCCCGCGCCCGCTTGGCGGGAAGCCGAACGTCATTGGATTTGCGACGGGCTTCGACGCCTATGCGGCCATCGAGCAGGCCGAACGGGCGATGATCGACGACCGGGAACGGAAGAACGTGTCCGGCGATCCGACCTACGACCCGGAGCGCGTCAAAACGCGGCTGCTGACGCAGCACATGATGATCCAGCGGGACATCGACTGGGCGACAAAGTACTTCACCGACAGCGTGTGGACGACCGAGTATACCGGCGTTGCCGGTGCGCCCGCCGCGACGCAGATTCGGCAATGGGATCAGGCCGCGAGCACGCCGGTCGATGACATCGACCAACTGAAGGAAGCGCAACTCGAGACCACCGGGTATGAGCCGAATGTCATCGTCATGGGCCGCAAGGTCTGGCGCACGTTCAAGAATCACCCGGACGTGATCGATCGGCTGAAGACCACCGACGACAAGATGCTGACGCTCGACATCGCGGCGCGGCTGCTTGAGGTAGACAAGGTTCTCGTTCCGGGCGGCGTGAAGAACATCGCGGTCGAGGGTGCCGACGACAACATCGGGTTCATTCTGGCGAAGGACAAGATGCTGCTGGCCTATGCGGCCCCGGAGGTCGGGTTGGAAGTTCCGACGGCGGGACTGACGTTCGCGTGGCAGGGGCTTGTGCCGGACGGCGGGATGCGGCAAGCCGCGATCTTCCGAGGCCGGATCGACGACCAATACTCCGACTGGATCGACATCAAGGTCGCCTACGACATGAAGAAGGTCGCGGCGGACTTGGCGGTGTTCGTCAAGAGTGTCGTGGCGTAAGGACGACGACGGAAAACCCGAAACACGGGGCGGGCACTTCGCCCGCCCTTTTTTGTAGCGAGGAAACATGCAACTCTACTACGCACTGAAACCGATCACGCATGGCGCGACAACGTACCATCGAGGGGAGCCCGTGGACTTCTCCGATCTGAGCGAGCGCCAGCGGTCACTACAGGTGAAGTTCAAGAAGGTGCGGCCCGCAACCGCCTCCGACGTGGACAAGTGGCGCACCGATGGCAAGATGCCAGTCGATCCAACGCACGGCGTGGATACGCCAGTCACCGACGATGCGCTTGATCTTGCTACGGCAAGCATCGTTGACCGGGCGGCGTCTGGTCAGATGACGGCGCAGGGGAAGCCGACGATGGAGGCGCTGCGGGCAGAGCTCGCGGTGCTCGGGATCTCTGATACGGTAACGGCGGAACAGCGCGACGCGGCATTTGCCCGCGTGACCGGCGCAAACTAAGGAGACGATCATGGCTTCACAATTGACGAAACGTTTTCGCTACGCACTTGAGCGCGCTGGATTGTCCGGCTTGCTTGCAAGCCTAGAGGGTGCAGCGCTCACGACATCGGTCGCGAGTCAAAGCGCTATGCTGGCACTGGCCGACAACGTAGGGCAGACAGCAGTCCGTACGGACTTGGGGGAGGCGTATGTGCAAATCGTATCTCCCGCCACGGTTCTCGGAAACTGGCAGCGCTCGACGGTCGGGACGGCGTTAGAGGTCGCGTTTACGCCGGACGGAGACATCGCCGCAGTCACGGTGCAGGCGGCTATCGTCGAAGTCCGCGACGATACGGACACGAAGCTTGGACTGAAGCAAACCGCCGATGCGACACTGACGGCTGTTGCCGGGCTTGACGCCACCGCGGGGTTGGTTGTCGAGACGGCGGCGGACACGTTTACAAAGCGCAGCATTGCCGTCGGCGCTGGGCTGACCGTCACGAACCCTGCGGGTATCGCTGGCAATCCGACGCTTGGGGTTGACCCGGCGTATGGGTTTGCGCGTGTCGCGTCGGTTGCGGGAATCGACTTGAAGGTGGTTGCGCCAACAGACCTGTACACTGTGCCCGCTTCGACCGTCGCATGGATTCGGGCGATCCGACTTCGGATTACTGCGGTGGATACGTTCACCGTCCCGTTCCAAGCTCGCTTCCTTGCAGAAGCTGCGGTGCTTGTCGCGGGCGCGACGTTCACGGACTTCGACACCGTTGGCGAAACGTGGGAGATTCTTATCGCCGGCCTGAATATCAAGCTGACTGCCGGACAGGACTTGAAGCTAGACATTACTACCGGCGCAACGGCGACGACCCTTACGGGGAGCGCGGAGGTTTACGCATACACTGAGGCCGCGTAATGGGATTCAGGTCGAGCTATGGGCGTGTCGTCGCGC